AAATCGTCAAGCGAATTGGAAGCACTATTGATAAAGGAGAATCTGTGGTCATCTGGCCTGAAAGCATAGATGATAAAGATATAAATGATATGGTGATGTCTGGACTGGACGTTCAGTCTGTGATAGAATCAAATACATATTCTGGTCTAGAAGCAAAACTTAAATTTACAACCTGGAAGAAAATATGACCAACGGCACCAAAGTAAAAAAGAGAGATGGGAGAATTGAACCTCTTGATCTAGAAAAGATGCATCTCATGGTAGAAGAGGCATGTCAGGGTCTTGCAGGGGTGTCTGCAAGTCAAGTTGAAATGAAGTCGGGTATTCAATTTTATAATGGAATCACTACTGCTGAAATTCAAGAAATTTTAATTAAAGCAGCAAGTGATCTAATTGATCTTGATCATCCCAATTATCAATTTGTTGCTGCACGTCTTCTTCTGTTTTCCTTGAGAAAAAGTCTATATGGAAAGATGAGGGAACTTCCTCATCTTGAAGCACATATTATGGATTGTACTTCCAAGGATGTATATGATAAAGACATCTTCTCTAAGTATTCTAAAGAAGAGATTGATAAAGCAAACGGATTCATTAATCATGGACGTGACTTTGATTTTACCTACGCTGGTCTGAGACAGGTTGTGGATAAATACCTAGTCCAAGACAGAAGTGGTGGTGGAGTTTATGAAACTCCCCAGTTCATGTATATCATGATCGCGCTTACCATTTTCCGCGAATATCCTAAGGATACGCGGATGTCATACGTCAAGAGGTACTATGACGCAATCAGCAAGCACAAACTCAACATCCCAACACCAATCATGGCAGGGGTCAGAACACCCTTGCGTCAATTTGCATCTTGTGTTCTCGTTGATGTTGATGACACCCTCGATAGTATCTTTAGCAGCGATATGGCTATTGGTAGGTACGTCGCACAGAGGGCTGGTATCGGTATTAACGCAGGCAGAATCCGTGGGATCAACTCTAAAATCAGAGGCGGAGAGGTACAACACACAGGCGTTGTCCCCTTCCTTAAAAAGTTTGAAGCAACTGTCAGATGCTGTACACAAAACGGTATCAGAGGTGGTTCTGCTACAGTTCACTTTCCTATCTGGCACCAAGAAATAGAAGATATCTTAGTTCTTAAAAACAACAAAGGAACGGAGGATAATCGTGTCAGAAAACTTGACTACTCAATCCAAATTTCAAAACTTTTCTACGAACGTTTCATTCAGAATGGAGAGGTTAGCCTTTTCTCACCGCATGATACGCCGGGCCTTTATGATGCTTTTGGGACTGATAAGTTTGACGACTTATATGTTCGTTACGAACGAGATGAGTCTGTTCCTAGAAAAACTGTCGGGGCACAAGAACTAATTCTTAATTTACTCAAGGAAAGAGCAGAGACCGGTCGTATCTATATCATGAATATTGACCATTGTAATAGTCACTCTTCTTTCAAAGATAAGGTAGAGATGAGTAATCTGTGTCAGGAGATTACTCTGCCAACATATCCACTTCAGCATATTGATGATGAGGGTGCTGAGATTGCTTTGTGTATTTTGTCTGCTATCAATGTAGGTAAAATCACTACGGCAGGTGGAGACAAAGAACTTGAGGATCTTTGTGATCTATCTGTTCGTGGACTGGAAGAATTAATCGATTATCAGGATTATCCTATTGCAGCTGCAGAACGTGCTACAAAGGCACGTAGATCGCTTGGAGTTGGGTTTATTGGACTTGCACATTATCTTGCTAGACTAGGATTTAAATATGACTCTCAAGAAGCATGGGATGCTGTCCATGGTCTTTCTGAGTCTTTCCAGTATTACTTATTGAAGTCTTCAAATCAAATTGCAAAGGAAAAAGGATGGTGCCATGATTTTGGACGCACCAAGTATGCTGATGGAATTCTTCCAATAGATACATACAAGAAGGATGTAGATGAAATTAGTTCGATCGGATTAGAACATGATTGGGAATCTCTTAGGGCATCTATCAACGAGTTCGGTTTACGGCACTCAACATTGTCCGCACAAATGCCCTCAGAGAGCAGTTCCGTTGTGTCAAACGCAACAAATGGAATTGAACCTCCTAGAGACTACCTGTCCATTAAAAAATCAAAGAAGGGCCCTCTTAAGCAGATTGTTCCACAATACGGAACTCTGAAAAATAATTACACTCTTCTTTGGGACATGGAATCAAATCGTGGTTATATCAATGTTGTTGCTGTCATGCAAAAGTTCTTTGATCAAGCAATCAGCGGTAATTGGAGTTATAATCCTGAGAACTATCCGGACAATGAAGTTCCTGTGTCTGTAATGGCACAAGACTTTTTGACTACATATAAGTACGGTTGGAAAACCAGTTACTATCAAAACACCCACGACATGAAGAGTGATGATGTAATTGATACCTCAGAAAAATCAAATACAGAATTAGAAAATCTTTTAGATAGTTTAGAACAAGCCGAGGAGGGAGAGTGTGAATCCTGTGCAGTTTAAAATTTCATCCGTAGAGGACAATAATATGACTAAAGTTAAGGGCATGACGGTCTTTAACACTGAACAAGTTAATACTAAAAAGCAACCGATGTTCTTCGGTAAACCTCTGGGTATTCAAAGATATGATTCATATAAGTATCCTATCTTTGATAAACTTACCACACAGCAATTAGGGTACTTCTGGAGACCTGAAGAGGTTTCTTTGCAGAAGGATCGTGGCGACTATCAATTACTTCGCCCAGAACAAAAGCATATCTATACTTCTAACCTCAAGTATCAGATTATGCTTGATTCTATTCAGGGTCGTGGTCCTGGTATGGCATTTATTCCTTACTGCTCCTTACCTGAACTGGAAGCATGTATGGAGGTCTGGGGGTTCATGGAAATGATCCATAGTCGCTCCTACACCTACATCATCAAGAACGTCTATGCAGACCCCTCAGAGGTGTTTGATAAGATTGTGACCGATCCACGCATCCTGGAACGTGCTGCAAGCGTCACAGAGGGATATGACAACTTCATTCAAAGTGCCCACCAATATGATAATGGCATGATGTGGGAACTTGCTGCAGAAGGTCATTACGCAGGGTCCATTGAGAGGCGTGAATTAAAACGTAAACTTTATAGAGCAATTGCTAATGTCAATATCCTGGAAGGAATTCGGTTTTATGTTTCTTTTGCTTGCAGCTTTGCTTTTGGTGAACTTAAACTCATGGAAGGTTCAGCAAAAATTATCTCCCTTATTGCCAGGGACGAAAACCAACATCTCGCCATCACCCAAAACATTCTAAACAAATGGAAGAGTGGTGATGACCCTGAAATGAAACAAATCATGAAGGAAGAAGAGGAATGGACCTACAAGCAATTTGATCTTGCTGTTAATGAAGAGAAGCGTTGGGCAGATTATCTGTTCAAAGATGGATCTATGATTGGTCTTAATGATAAACTTCTCCAGCAATATGTTGAGTGGGTTGCTAATCGTCGTTTGAAGGCACTAGGACTTAAACCACAATATGATATTGCAGCTTCTGCTAATCCACTTCCCTGGACCCAACATTGGATTTCATCCAAGGGTCTGCAAGTAGCACCACAAGAAACCGAGGTAGAAAGTTATGTCGTCGGTGGAATCAAACAAGATGTCAAGAAAGATTCCTTCACAGGATTCCAACTCTAAGTTGGAAAAATACATAGAAGCAAAAAAATGTGACGATTTTATGTTTGAGAATCGTGACTTTGATGACAATGTAGATGTGGAGTGCTTAAATAGGGGAAAGTAATCTTCCCCTATGCCTAAGAATCAATTGAATAAAGAGGAACTGAAGGTTCGCATTTATAAGTTGAAAAATAAAGTAGATGATGAACCTAAAACTGTATGGCAAGGAGAGAAAGATCTAGTACATAAATACCTCAACCGGGTATTGGATATACTAGATGAGTATAGGTATTGATTATGAAAATCCATGGATGTATTTGGAGAGACCTTTTACTAGTGATGATGTTTTGGACAACTATGGTTTTGTTTATAACATTACCAATCTCACAAACAAACGACAGTACATTGGGAGAAAGTATTTTTGGCAGCATCGAACGCCTAAAGGAAAAAAACGCAAAGTAAAATCAGAATCTGATTGGAAAAAATATTATGGGTCTTGTCCGGAACTTAAAGAAGACATTGAGCGCCTGGGGCGACAAAATTTTAGTAGAACTATCTTGTCATTACATAAAACACCTGGCAAAACAAACTTTGAAGAAACAAGACAGCTCTTCGCCCATAGGGTTCTCACTGAATCCCTTGACACGGGAGGACCAGCATACTACAATAGCAACATCCTCAGCAGATACTTCCGAAAAGACTACTATGATGGAGACTGAAGAAATCGTACTTGAAGTTCGTCAATGGGTTCTTGATAAAGTCAAGAATTATCCCGACAAAAGTATTAACGGATTGAACAATCAAGCAGCAATTATGGCTGAGTTTGAAGAATGGATTGATCCTACAGAAGATTTGGAGGTTGTATCACTTGACGAAATTACAGAGGATGAGTATGATACCTATGTTGATGGCATCGAAAGAGCATAATCAACTGCGGTGACCCCCTTGGTAGTTCAGGGTTAGCGGCGATAGGAACTACCATTTGACTCGCTAGCTCAGATGGATAGAGCAACTGCCTTCTAAGCAGTCGGTCGAAGGTTCGAGTCCTTCGCGAGTCGCCTTGCGAGTGTGGTGTAGCGGTAACATGCGAGCCTTCCAAGCTCTTGTCACGAGTTCGATCCTCGTTACCCGCTTCCTCTTCTGAGCTTTATGAAATCACTAGATGAATATGAATTTGGTGGTCGTCCACAAAGTTCAATAAATATCCTCTGTCTCATTAGTGAGATGGAAGGCACATATCAACATCTCAAATTCATGGGATTTAAAGATGATATGGAGGTGCTAGAAGAAATGAAAAAAAGATATTATAAACTCTATTTCAAAGCAAAGAAAGAAGAAAAACTTAAGGGAGATTAGCTCAGCGGTAGAGCGTTTCGTTTACACCGAAAATGTCACTGGTTCGATCCCAGTATCTCCCATTCCTACCAAGGAGGTCCATGAAAAATGATTACCGTAAGATGCAAAGAATGTAGAAAAGAATTAACTAGTGCTAGTAAAATTCAATTTTGTGGTTGTCCTAACCAAATGAGTGTTGTGGATGATAAAATCGGTGCTATAAACCTTGACAAAATTGTTATGGTAACCAATAACGTAGAGAGAAAAATAGATAGTCATTTTTCTGCTCAAGAACTTCTCTATCAAGAGGAGCGACGTAGACGTAAAGTTCGTAAATTGGACTTTGATATTCGTTAAATAGTGAGGTAGGCAATCTTTCTACCATCATGCACCCTGACGAACTGGCTAACTGGATTAGAATCAAAGAAACATTTGAGGAAAACGGCACAACAGACAACTTCTTTTACAAAAGAGCTTGTGCTATAGTAGGGGGACTACCTGACCCAATGAGTAATTTGCCAAATGTCTCACAGGATGAATGAAATAAAACCAGCACACCATGTAACAAAGGAAGAGTGCCAGGAGATGATTGATGATGCGATTAGACAACATAATCGCAATGCTTCAATCATTAGTATGTTTTTGGGTATTACATTTTTAGCACTTTTTGTAGATGGATTTTTTCGTGTAATTGGAATGATCCCTCCTTTTATGGGAATTGACGTAAACATTCTTCATGAAGTTATAGATAGAGTCAAGGAGGAAGTCTTCAGAGTATTACCCTCATGAAACCTTTAATTTTAGTAGCTTGTTTTTTACCTTTGGGTGTTATTTGGATAGTAATGAAACTTAGTTTGTGGGTTGCAGCAGTCAATGACGAACAGAAGTATGTCCGATCAGAATCCAAAAAACCACATGGACCCTACGTGGCAAATGCATATGCAGACGTTGACGAAGAGGATGAAGAATATGGAGATCGCACGGATTATAGATGAAGCGATTAATGAATACTATTCGCTTCAAGGTAAACCTGTTCCAAATTGGAGATATATTAAAGACCAAGATTGGTGGATAGAATATCTTAAGAGTTTGGGCATTGACCCTAGAAATCCATAGTGTTATAATTACTGCAGAGAGGACTTGAGACGTTCCGACCAGAAGTGCCAAGTGGCTCAGATATACTGAAGCCCGGGAACTTGGAACTAGCCCCCTCTGGATGTTTGGGGAGGACCCCCATCCTACTCCGGTACATACTGTCAGAGTGTTGGGTGTGATGCCCTAGCGGTTGACGAACTGCGGACATTCTGATAAGTGTATCGTTAACCGTATTATACATAGTGACAAGATGCATTTTTATTCCGTGGAATACTGGCAAGAGAACTGGGAAACTCTTATGGATAGAGTGGAGAATGGGGAGACAATAGGCGTAGAGAACGAGAATGGAAATAGAGCAGTAATAGTGCCAGCGGATGATGAAATCATACGCATATACACTGAAGAAAATAACGAAGCTCCTTAAGGGACCGTCGCCTATCGGTTAAGGCCCACTGCTTATAACGGTGTGA